GCGGGACTAAAACCTGTAGAGAGAATAGAACAGACCACAGTAGAAAGAATGTCTGATGAAGAAATCCAAAGAGAACTCGACGCGCTTATCAAACACTAGGGCTGTAGAATTACTCAAAGAGCAGAGAAGGCGTGAGCGCTATTCTAAGATCAATTCTTATGACCCCTACCCATACCAGCTAAAATTCCATAAAACCGGCTCAGAGGCCAACCAGAGGCTTCTGATGGCAGCTAACCGCATAGGGAAGTCTTATTGCGGTAGTATGGAGCTAAGTTATCACCTAACAGGGCTGTACCCTGATTGGTGGGAGGGAAGAGTATACCGTCAACCTATCGTAGCATGGGCTGGTGGTGTCTCAAATGAGACAACTAGAGACATTGTACAGTTTGAATTATTGGGTTCCCCCGATGATCCAGAGGCATTCGGGTCAGGCACAGTGCCTAAAGACCTTATTATTAAAACAGAAAGGAAGCCTGGGGTACCAAATGCTAAGAGTGTAGCCCTCATAAAGCATGTATCCGGTGGGAACTCTTCTTTATTCTTCAAAGCATACGAGATGGGTGTGGAGAAATGGCAGGGACGTAGTGTGGATTGTGTATGGTTGGACGAGGAACCATCAAGAGATATCTATAGTCAAGCCGTAACAAGGACATTAGACCGAAAGGGGATGGTTTATATGACCTTTACCCCTGAAAGTGGGATGACTGAGACAGTAGCATCCTTCATAAATAGGCTACAAAAGGGGCAATCATTAGTAAATGCGACATGGGATGACGCATCTGAGACAGTTAAGAGCATGAATGGTGAGAGTGGTCACCTTAATGAAGACGTTATGCAGCAGATTCTATCCTCTTATTCACCTCACGAGAGGGAAATGAGGCGATATGGTAGACCATCCATAGGTTCTGGGCTTGTATTCCCCCTTGGGGAGGAGCAAGTTATAACAGATCCGGTGCATATTGAGGAACATTGGCCTAGAATAGCAGCAATTGACTTCGGATGGGACCATCCAACGGCTGTAGTTTGGTGTGCAATTGACCGAGATGAGGACATATTCTACGTATATGACTGCTATAGAGCCTCTAAAGCAAGCCCTTCCGTACATTCAGAGAACATCAAGACAAGACCGCATTTTATACCCATAGCCTACCCGCATGACGGCAATCGCAGGGATAGCATGGGAAATCCGGGCTTGGCTGACCAATATAGGAACTTAGGTTGTAACTTCCTATTAGAACATTTTTCTAATCCCCCATCATTGGGGGTTAATAAAGGCTCCAACTCTATCGAGGAAGGGCTGATGGCAATGCTTCAGGCAATAGAGGGTGATAAGTTTAAAGTCTTCTCAACTCTTTCAGATTGGTTTGAAGAGTTCAGAATGTATCACAGAAAATTTAATAAGGTTGTCCCAATTAGAGATGACCTCATGTCTGCTACAAGATATGCATTTCAATCACAGCGTTTTGCTGTATCTGGTAAAGATCCAGCATGGACACAAGACGTTAATTATAGGGATTATGGAATAGTTTAATGGCAAACGAAATATCAGAAGACGAACTGCTTACTAGGGTACGTGGAGAAATCACAGACTCGCTTGGGTATATGGGTGACACCATCTCCCAACAAAGAGAACAGGCTATGGAATATTACTATGGCTTGCCCTTTGGTAATGAGGTTGAGGGTAGATCACAGTATGTAGACTCTACAGTTCAGGACACGGTGGAATGGATTAAACCTTCCTTAATGAGAGTCTTTGCTTCAGGCGATGAGATGGTTAAGTTCACACCTCATGGCCCCGAAGATGTGCAGATGGCAGAACAGGCTACAGATTATGTGAACTATGTATTCACTAAAGATAACCCCGGCTGGGAGATCATGTACTCGTGGTTCACGGATGCTCTGTTAAGCAAGAATGGTATAGTTAAGGTATGGTGGGATGACTACGATGAGCCACAGCGAGAAGAGTATACTCATCTTGATGAGATGGAGTATGAGATCCTTGTAAGTAATCCAGAAGTTGAAGAGATTCACCATGAAGAGTATGTTGAAGAAGATGAAGCGATGGGGGTTGTTGCGTACCATGATGTAGTCATTAGCAGAACTAGGCGAACTGGTAAAGTAAAGATAGAAAACATTCCTCCTTCTGAGTTTCTTATTTCAAGAGAGTCTAAAGATATACAGGATGCTAGATTCATATGTCATAGAGTAGAGAAGAGCTTGTCTGATCTGAGGGAGATGTACCCCGATAAAGACTTAGACCCGGAAGAGTTGGGTGCTGGTGATGACGACATGACACAGTTCTCTGCCGAAAGGTTAGAGCGTTATGCGTTTGATAAGTCTGCAAGGTATTGGGAAGGCTGGGGTGGAGAAGAGTATGGTGATGAGGGTTTAAGAAACTATTGGCTACATGAATGCTTTCTTAAAGTAGATTATAACGGTGACGGCATCACTGAGCTAAGAAAGGTTTGCATTGTCGGATCAACCATTCTTGAGAATGAAGAGATTGATTCAGTACCCTTTGTTTCTATTACACCAATAAAGATCCCACATAAGTTCTTTGGGTTATCTATCGCTGATCTAGTAATGGATCTGCAGCTCATGAAATCTACATTAATGCGGAACCTCATGGACAATATGTATAACCAGAACTTTGGGCGCTATGCAATTTTAGAGGGTCAGGCCAACCTTGACGACCTTCTTACCCAACGACCTGGTGGCGTGGTTAGAGTTAAGTCTCCAAATGCAGTTACACCTTTAGCAACTCCAGCATTAGAACCTTATTCCTTCCAGATGTTAGAATACCTGGATGGAGTGAGAGAATCAAGAGCTGGTGTATCGAGGATGTCACAAGGGTTGAATGAGAATGCTTTAACATCTCATACCACCGCTACGGCTGTTAATGCAGTCATGGGTGCAGCGCAAAGTCGAGTAGAGCTGATAGCTAGAAACTTTGCTGAGACTGGTGTTAAAGATTTAATGACAACCATTTATGAATTACTTATGAAGAACCAAGATCATGAAAGAATTGTTATGTTGCGTAACCAATGGGTTCCTGTGCGTCCTGATGTATGGAACGATAAGTTTGACTGCACTGTGTCAGTTGCCTTGGGTCAAGGAAACAAAGATCAACAGATGGCTCACCTTTCCAGAATGCTGCAGTTTGCAGGAGAAGCAATGAAGGGTGGGTTAAGAATTGTAAACGAGCAGAACATGTATAACTTGGGAGCGTCATTGGTTAAGGCGATGGGCTTCCAGAATGTAGATGACTACTTAACTAACCCAGCAACAATTCCGCAACAACAAGAGCAGCCTTCACCTGAAGACCAGGCCACTATGATGGAGGCGCAGATTAAGAAACAAGAACTAGAGATCAAAGCTGGTGAACTTCAGTTAAAGGCACAGAAGATTCAGCAGGAGTACGAGAAGTTACAAATTGATTCCAGCCTTAAACAGCAAGAACTTAATCTCGAAAGAGAACAGAAACGAGCCGTAGCTATAGGAGCCACATGACACCAGAAGAGAGGGAAGGAAGAGCTAATTCACTTTTAAATGATCCATTATTTAATGAGTCGTTTAATGTAATAAAAGAAGATTTAATGAATCGCTGGAATGTCAGCGGTTCCACAGAAGTTGAAGCTAGAGAATCAATCTGGCTTGCAATGAGACTGCTCGATAGAATACATGGTCATCTACAGTCCATAGTTGAAACTGGACATATGAACAAGGTTCTTAAAGAGCAACATCCATTTATCTAACAAGGAGTTTATTATGGCGGATACGCAAGAAGCCCCGCAACCAGCAGTAATCCCGACTCTTCCAGAAGGAAGTATAAGGGAAGCACAAGAAGCGTTTCTATCTTTGACGGAACCTGAAGAGGAGACACCTAAGAAGAAAGAAGCCGAAACGTCTGAAGAAGAAGTAGAGGACGTTGAAGAATCAACCGAACCTGAAGAGGAAACATTGGAAGCATCTGATGAAGAATCTGAAGAGGAGGAGGAGGACTCAGAAGAATCCGAAGTCGAAGAAGAAATCGTTGAGGAGGAGGACGACACACCTCAGTTATATGCTGTCAAAGTAGACGGCAAAGATTATGAGGTTACTGAAGAAGAACTCTTAAAGGGATACTCTCGACAACAGGATTATACACGTAAGACGCAAGAGTTAAGCGAGTATCGTAAGCAACTTGATGAAGCTGGTCAATACTACCAGCAAGAGGTTGCCAAGACTCAGGAAGCTCGACAGCAGTATATTCGTTCTTTATCAGATGCAGCACAGTTAAATCTTGCATCTCTAAAAGAATATCAGAATATAGATTGGGAACGATTGAAAGCGGAAGATAAGGAAGAGTACCTTACTAAACGGGATGAGTATCGTGAAGCCCAAGCTAATATACAACAACTGCAACAGGCACAAGCTCAAGAGAATGAATATCAGGCTCAAGAGCATCAACAACAATTCAACCAATGGGCGCAAGAGGAATACAATAAGCTGGTAAAATTAATACCAGCCTGGGGTGTTCCAGAGCAGCAAAAGGCAATTGCTGCTGATCTGCGTACCTTTGCCAACTCTAAAGGTTTTAATGATGAAGAGGTTAAACAATTGTTTGACCATCGTTCTATCATTATTCTTATGCAAGCTAAAGCATGGGAAGATTCCCAAAGAAAGGCTCAGAACCTCAAGACCAAGAAAGTTAAAAAGAAGGTAAAGGTTGTGAAGAGTGGAAAGGGTGTTGAGAAGTCTGCCAGTAATAAGGCTGTGCGTCATACTAAAATGAAGCGCCTTAAACAATCCGGTCATGTAAATGATGCAGTAGGATTATTTGAGGATTTCGTTGATCTTTAATAGGAGAATATTATATGGCAATTCCTACGAATACTAGGGAAACCTATGGTGCAGTAGGCATCAGGGAAGACCTTAGTAATATCATATATAATATTTCGCCAACTGAGACACCGTTCCTAAGTGGTTGTGGTCGTGAGACTGCTGAGAATACTTACTTTGAATGGCAGACAGATGCATTAACCGCAGCAGCAGCTAACCGCGCTACTGAGGGAAATGATCCAACTTCTTCTGCTGTACAAGAGCCAACTAGGGTGGGGAATTATACCCAGATATCGGTTAAGGCAGTCCAGACTTCTGGAACAGCCGAGGCCGTTAATTTTGCTGGTCGTAAATCTTCCCAAGCGTATCAGTTAGCGAAACGCGCCAAAGAAATGAAGCGTGATATGGAAAAGATGTTGATGGACAATGTGGCACAATCCGCTGGTGCTGGTCCAAGCCCCGGCCCTGCAACCGCGAGAGCGACAGCAGGACTAGGCGCATGGGTAGCTACCAATTACCACACTTTAGGAGGCGCACCTTCCCCACCGGGATTAGGTTCTGCTTCCAGTGGTAATGGTACGGATACCGCTAGTGACGCTACATCAACAGGAACATTAACCGAAGCTGGTATGAAGACCGTAATCAAAGAATGCTTTGATAGCGGTGGAACTCCAGACACCATTCTTGTTGGTTCTTCCAATAAGCAGGTTATTTCGGCCTTAACTCAAACAGTGTCAGAACTAAGAACATCAGCAGATAAGTCTGCTCCTGCTCATGTTGTGGCTTCTGTTGACGTTTATGTTTCCGATTTTGGAACTTTTAAAATAATTCCAGATCGATTCCAGAGAGCGCGTGATTGCTGGTTTATAGACTTTGACTTCTGGGCTGTGTCGTATCTACGACCGTTCATGACCGAAAGTCTAGCGAGGACTGGGGACAGTATAAAGCAGATGATTCTGGCTGAGTACGGACTCCAATCTAAGAACCAAGCATCAAGTGGTTTCTTGGCTGACGTATAGGTGGTAAAGGTGGGGGTGTAAAAACCCCCACTTATCTATGAAGAAAAATATAGAAGATTATTTATTCCATAAAAAGAACTTCCTAAGTAAAGACTTTTGTAAGTCTACTATAGAAAAATTAAAGGTTTGTGAATGGGAAGGTCATGACTTTACAGGTTATGAGTCAAATGATCCTGAACATGGGTTTGGATGGCAGAGAGAAGTTAAGTCTAAGCACGAGTTAGAGCCAGAGTTCATAGGGTTTACAAGCCCAGCCTGGTACGAGGATCTTGCCCAAGCTAATAACTTTATTATTAAAGAACTCTCTTCTGCATTAACTGAGTATATTAGAGGTTTTGGTTATAGCTGGTTTAATGGATGGAATGGGTATTCAGTTATTAAGTTTCTAAAGTATGCAGAGACTCACAAGATGGCTGAACACTGTGACCACATCAGTTCTTTGTTTGATGGCCAGATAAAAGGAATACC